GTGTAGCGGTCCCACCAGGCGTGCCCGTCGGGTGTGCGGTCGCCGTGGTCGATGGGTGTGGCAGGGTGGCGGCGCTGCATCTCGTCCATGAGGGCGGAGCCGACGCCTTTGCCTCGGTGGCTTTCGTGGGTCTCCAGGCGCTGGACGGTGATCTTGTCGGCCTTGCGGCGGGGCACGTTGTAGTCGAGGAACCCCATCTGCTCGCCGGTTTCGGGGTGCAGGGCCTTGAGGACGACCTTCGTGGGCCACTTGGATCCGCCGGTGTCGACCTCCTCGTGGTCGAAGTTGATCGCCGGGTTGTCGGCGGCCGCAGTTTGCCGGAAGAACGCTGTCGCGCTGTGAGTCATCTCCTGCACCTCCGGCCCTTACGGGCCCGGGGGTCAGTGGCGACAGGGCATGATGAAGCCCCCTGGCGCTAGCAACCAGGGGGCTTCTGTGTCTCGTGAGTCCTTCGGTGGGTTACCCGCCAAGATGACCAACCGAACCAGGGGCACCGACTTTGCAGCCTGGCGTGCCTGCCTGGGACGATCCATGGATAGACGCTGGATCTTTTTTCAGGAACTCACGGGACGCGCTCATCGTGCCACGCTGAACTGGGACGTTCAAGGCTGGCCTTGGTTAGCGACGGCGATATCCGGACCGTGTGCGGCCCAGGCCGGACTCCCATCCGTCGCGTCCCATCCGGGTGCGGGAGAAGGAGCGCAGGGCGTCGATAGTTGCCTGAGAGTCCTGGTCGGGGGCGGCTTCGTGCGGGGTCTGGGGGCTGGAGCCGTGGAGGCCGCCTTGCATGGCGCCCTGGGGGCTGGCGTTGGCGAGCATCTCTTTGTAGCCAGCTATCCAGTCTCCGATGAGGGACCACACTGTGATCATGATCGCATCGGCGATGTCCTTCGTCTGGACCGGGCCGACGGTGGGGTGGTCCACCTTGTTGGAGTTGGGGGGCTTCTGGAGGAACTTCAATTCCAAGGCGGCCTCTTCATACTCGGGGGCGTGGACGAGGCCGAGGTTGATCGCCGCTTTGAAGCACTCGGCGACCTTCCAGTTGTAGGTGGCGTTGGCGTCGCGGATGAAGACGCTGACCGGTTTGGGCAGCCGGTTGCGGGCGATCTTCTTGACGAGCTTCTGGGTGGAGCCGACCGAGTTGTACTGGTCGAAGGTGAACTCCTCGGGCTGGTAGGGCTCGATAATCTCGTCCCAGATCCAGTCCTCGACCTCTTCGTAGTCGATGGTGTGGTTGTCGAAGTCTGCCGGGTCGAAGTGGTGGATCTTGTCGAAGACGACGTGGGGGCGGCCCTTGCTGTCGTGTTCGACGTGGGCGCAGGCGATGCCGAAGCGGCAGTTGACGCTGGAGGGGTCGGCGTGGCCCTTGTAGCCGAAGGAGAGGATGCCTCTGGTGGTGGGGAGGATGAGCGGGGTGCCGTAGTGGGCTGGCCGGTCGTACCAGGGGCTGAAGACGGAGTCGACTCTGTCGGGGTTGAGGTAGGCGTCCAGGACGGTGGCCCACTGGGAGCGGCGTTCGACGGCGAAAGTATCCGGATCGGCTTTCTCCAACTTCCGCATGGCTTCGTCGTAGGTCTGGATGGCGCCGCGAAGCGGTTTGAAGCAGGGCAGCGGGGAGTCGACGTATTCGTCGTTGTCGCCGGTGAAGCCAGGCGGGAACAGCGGCAGTTCGTGGGCGATCTGCCAGTCGAGGTAGATGTCCCAGGAGGCGAGCTGGATCATCATGATCGCCGGGTAGGCGGGTGATCCGTCGGGCTCCAGCTCTGTGGCCAGCAGCCAGTTCTCGTAGAACTTTCCGGCCATTTCCCAGGGCGAGCTGGGTTCGACGATGAAGCCGTCCTTGCCGAACTGGTCGAGGCTGGGGACGGAGGCGTCGTAGACCTCGCCCGCGCTGCGGTTTGCCCCCGACGCGACGACGTGGGCCATTTCGTCGAAGCCGATCAAGAAAGACGCTGGTCCTCGGCCTGCCATGAGGGTGCTTTCCTTCGGAAGGATCTCGAAGGTGGCCATGTCCATGGCGGTTCTGATGCCGCGCCGGGCCATGTCGTCCATGCGGACGAAATCATGGGGTGCGTAGACGGAGAGTTTCTCGCCGAGGCTGGAGGCGACGTAGGGGGCGAAGCAGGGTGCGGCGGTGACGACGTTGACGAGGTCACGCCAGAGGTTCTGTTTGGCCTGATCGCGCTTACCGGCGAAGATCAGCGCGGTGAGCTTCTTGTCCGGGTCGACGCCGTAGTGCCCCTGCGGGTCTCCCAGGGCCATGTAGTGCCACAGCACGTAGCTCATGGCCAGCGCGGAGATGTGGCCCTTGCCTGCGCGGCGGCCCATCACCAGGAGGATCTCGCGGAACCACTTGTAGCCGAGGGCCTTGCAGGCGCGCATGCGGCCGAGGAGGTCAGGGGAGCCGCCCAGCGGCATCTTCGGCGCGTCCTCGTTGCGCTCCAGCGCGGCGAGCTCTTCCATGATCTCGGCCGCCACGGCGTCCGCGTCGGCACTGGCCTCGGCGGCCTCATCCTGGGCGAACTGCTTGGCCCGGTTGGCGCGCTGCTCGTTGGCGGACTTGGCGGTGCGGTACTGCTCGTCCCACTCGGCGACGACCTGGTAGTCGTACGGCGTGAAGAGGTCCTCGCGCAGGAAGAAACACTTCAGCAACGTCGCCTGGCGCGGGTACAGGTTGGGCCGGTTGAGGTAGTCCGGGGAGACCACGAAGCTGATCGGGTCCGGGACGGTGAGCCCGAGGAACAGCTGGTGGATCTCGGCCGGGTTGAATCCCTGCAGGGGTGAGCGGTCCTCGGTTTTGCTGGCCATGGTGGTGTCCTCCTCGCCTCTTGGGGGCGGGAGGAGAGGCCTTGTACAGCACTCAGCCCCTCGCGGGGACGGAGGGGCTGAGTGGAGCTACTCCTTCGGGGAGAAGTGCCATGGGCTCATCTGGGGGATGCGGTGGCGGGCGTAGGCCACGGCCGGGCAGTCGGGGCAGGTGACCTTCCAGGCGTGCCCCAGCGCCTGAGCCTGGGCGTGCGGGTGGCGGCACAAGCGGGGGCCCGGGTCGGCCACAAGTGTCTCGCCGGGGTGGTTCGGGCAGAGGTTGACGTGCTCGATGGCCTCCGCCAGGGCGGCTGCGGGCATGTGCGCCGGGCTGGCGTGTCCGCAGCAGGGAGTGCGACTCATCGCCTGGACCGAGCCCTCGGGCCCGGATGCCGTCATCCTGGCCTCCACCTCCAGATAGAGGTAGAGGCGGTCGATGACCGACTCACAGGCGCGGCAGGGGCGCGGGATGATGGCGAAGGTGATGCCGTCGGCGTCGTGACCGAGATCCTTCATCAGTGTCGGCGCCCCCGGACGATGCCCTGGGCCTCGGACTTGATGATGCCGGAGGGCTGGTCGAGCTCCAGGATGTTCCGGGTGATCTCCTGGACCTTGCGGTCGTGATCGAATTCGTCCTTGTCGACGCGGCCGACGATGGTGACCTCGGGCTTCAGGGCGCCCTCGACCTTCTTGCCGTCGACGGCGAACTCGAACCAGGCCACCTCGATCGCGAAGCCGATCTTGTGGAAGCGCTCTTTGGCGTCCCTCTCGTAATCGGTCAGCAGGAACGATCGGGCGCTGTAGCGGTCCTGCAGGGCGGTGAGGATGGTTTCGACCTGCAGGATCTCGGAGTCGTGCAGGTCGCCCTTGGCGGTCTCGTCGCGGTGGTAGACGCGGCCGTACTCGCGGTCGAAGCGGTCCGGCTGCGGCGGCTGGCTCTGGCCGAGGATCGGGATGCGGCTCATGTGTCGGGGTACTCCTTGGTTCGGTCCTGCGGCGGCAGGAGAATCAGCTGGCCGGGCGGGATGGTGTCCTGCTCAGGCGGCGGTGGGGACGATGGCGTGGCAGGTGGTGCAGCGGTCGGCGTGGTCGGTGACGAGGGCTCCGGCGATGGTCTGCAGGCGGGTGCGGGCGCCGCGCTTGGAGGGGTCGGCGAGCTTGGGGCTGTTGGCGACGTTGGCGATGGTGATGGCCAGGTCGTACAGGGTGGGCTCGTCAGTGGCGGAGAGGGTGGCGGTGAGTTCGGCGAGCTGGCGTACGGGCAGGCCGTGTTCGTCGGCGACGCGGTGGAGGCGCTGGATGCGGTCCTCGGCGATGGACTCGTGGCGCAGGGCTTCGAGGGATTCGACGTCGGAGCGGAAGCGGGCTCCGGCGCGCAGGCCTTCTCCGTAGAGCTGCTCGACGACCTGTTCGGCGGTGCGCTTTTTGACGGTGACCTTGAGGGAGGGGTCGGGGACCTGCAGGACGCTGGTGGACGCGGCGTGGATGAGGAGAGGGGCGATGGTCGGGGCGAGGTTCTGCTTGCGGTTCTGGTGGATGCGCAGGCCCTGGTGTACGCCGTGGAGTTCGGTGGTGCAGGCGATGTCGAGGCGCAGGTCGTCGGCGGTGGCCCAGTAGTCGATGACTTCGGCGCCGGGGTAGAGGCGGGCGGCGACGTCAATGAACTGCTCGGGTTCCAGGCGGGACTGGGCGGGGGTACGGACGTCGGTGACGCCGGTGCGGTTGTAGGTGATCTCGATCTCGCCGGGTGCGTGCTGGATGCGGTGGCTGAGCACGTACTGGCGCTCTTCGACGGTGATGCGGCCGAAGAAGGCGGTGGGGATCTTGTAGAAGCCGCAGAGCCGGTCGACGGCGTCCTCGTTGAGGGGGATCGCGTGGTCTCCGAGCTTGATGACGGGCGTCTCGTGCTCGTCGTAGGTCAGGTCGACCTCGGGGACGCAGGCGTCGGCGGACCAGGTGCGGTCGAGGCTGTTCCATTCCTCGGCGAGTTCGTCGAGGGTGAGGGCTTCGGTCATCCGCAGGTGCGGCATGGTGGTGTTCTCCTTTTGGCGGTAAGGAGCTCGTCGCCTGGTGGCGGGTCCGGGCGGGAGTCAGTTCTGGCGGGTCTGTGAGTTTTTCGACAGGGCGGCGAGAATGGGGCTTGTGCTCAATGCGCGTGAGAACTCTTCCCGCTTGACGGCCGGAATGAATTGCATGGCGATGCGCATGTATTCCATGAGGGCGTCTCGCCAGACGTTGGCGTCGACTCCGCCGTCTTCCATCGAGGAGTCGATCTTGTGCTTGAGGTCGATCGCCTTCATGAGGGTGGGGGCGTCGACGCGGAGTTCTCCCTTCGCGAGAGCGTCGAAGCCGAGGGCGACCACCGTATCGAGTGCGGTGATGTGGTCGATCACCCGGCCGCCGTACTTCTCGACCTCGTCGCCGAGTTGCTCCGCGCGGCGGTTGATGATGGCAGCGCGGGCCACCGCGTCCATCGGCATGTGCTTCTTGACATGCAGCCGGATCGACTTGTCGGTGGGATGGCCGAGCGGGCCTGTCTCCAGGCCCTCCAGCCAGGCGAGGATGGTGGGCCGGGAGAAGCCCTCCAGCAGCCATGATTCGATCTTGGCGCGGTGGGGGGACTGGCAGGTGCGGCAGCCGGAGGCCGTCTTGGCGTCGACGACGCGGCCGCCGACCTTGACCAGAACCATGCTGGTGGGTCCGGCCTCGGCGTCGTCGGGTGTGGTGGGCAGGTTGTCGCTCATTCGTCGCTGCTCTCCCCCAGCGACGGTCGGCGGCGGGGGCGGGATGCGGTGCCCTCGACGGCGTTGAGGTGGGTGTGGATGGGGTTGATGACCCGGTTGAAGCTGCCGCGCCGGATGGAGCCGTCGGGGACGCCGTCGGTGACGTACACCTCTCGGCGGCGGCGGCTGGTCTCCATCCAGACGGTGAGGATCAGCGCCTTGGCATCGCGGTCGGGCCGGTCGATGAAGGACTGCTTGATGAGCTCGTCGGCCTGCGTTTCGAGGTCTGCGTCGACGCCGTGACGGATCCTCATGCGGCCTCCTGCAGCGTCGTCTCGGGCTGGTAGCTGCGGATCTGGCCGGACTCGATGAGTTCGTTGAGGCGGAATAGTCCCTGGGTGGCGTAGCTGGCGACGGGGTTGTTCTCGGAGACGCCCATCAGCCGGGCGACTTCACGCTCGGGGCGGTTCTCGTACAGGAACCACTCGATGGCCTGCTTCTGCCTAAAGGAGAGCATGGGAACGCCCTCGCGGTAGAGGTTCCAGATGTCGTGCAGGCAGTACTCGACGCCGTTGGGGCCGCGCAGCGTGTCGACGCCCTCGGTTTCGTAGAGGGCCTGCCAGACCTGCAGATGGCGCAGGAGCTCCCTGAAAATGCGCACGGGAATGGTCAAGGCTGGGTCCTTTTTTAATGTGGCGTGTGGCGGTCACGCCTTCCGATCCGGACCTCTTGGCGGTGAGGTCCGGGGGAATTCCCTCATAGAATAAGCAGGTCGCCTTGTCGACCACTACTTTTCAAGGGCACCAAAATCCGTGCGGGACAGCACCGGGGCGTGGGCCTCGGTCTCGTCCTGCACGTCGGTCATGCCGTCAGTGAATCCTTCAACCGCTGACCCAACAATTCCATGTCCCTCACGAGGCGCTCGGCCTTGCGGGACAGGACGTGGCGGTAGACGGCGCGCAGCCGGTCGTCCATGGAGGCGGCCCGGCCGCGCTGGGTGCGCTCTTCCACGGTGACGCGACCGGTGGGGGCGACGAAGCCGTCGGCCATCGCCCCTTCCCAGAGGACCTTGCGGAACTGGGCGTGGGCGCGGAGGTTCTCGGCTTCCTGGCCCCACTCCCCTACGAGGGTGGTGATCTGCAGGAGGAAGTGGTCCTTCTCGGCGTTGGTGAGGCGGCTGTAGTCCTCGTCGTAGGCGCCGCCTGGCAGCTTCTCCCAGACGGGCCAGCCGAAGATGTCCAGCATCATCTCGCCGGTAGCCGGGTTGGCCACGGGCTTGCGGACGTGCATCCACAGGTCGTTCATGACCATGTAGACGCCGGGGAAGGTGCGGCGCAGGACGCCTTCGACTTCGGCGATGATGCTCTGGATCTCGGCGTCGTCGTCGTTGAAGTAGTCAGTGCGGATGCGGGACAGGCCGGTGCTGGTGTTCTCCCGGGTGCGGTCGGGGTCCATCTCGACGTCCATGGGCTCGTCGGCCTCCTTGGACACCTCGGCGAGCACGCGGCTGGCCTGCTCGGCGGCCTGCTCGTTGGCGACCGTCATCATCTCAGTGGACTCCCGGTTCACGCGGCGGCCGCCAGCTGGCGCTGCTTCTCGTCGTACAGCCAGGCCAGGGCAAGGAGCACGGCGTCCCGGGTGTGCTCGTTCCAGGGGCTGTGCAGGCCCTTGTCTTCCGGCTTGGTGACGTAGGCCTCGACGGCCTCCTTGACGTGGGCCTTCGTGACGGGCCTCTCCTTGGTCCCGGCGCGGCCGACGATGACGGCCTTGGCGTGCCGGTTGTCCATGAAGACGACCCGCCCGGCGGTGGCGCGATGCAGCTCGCGCCCGGCCAGCGTGATGGAGTCCATGCGCTGGCCCTTGACCGGCGGGTGTTCCCCGATGGTGACGTCGGCGTTGGCGGCGAAGCCGGTGCGGGCCCGGAGCATGCCCGCGTACTGGCTGTCGGCCTTGGCCAGGTTGCCCGTGTAGCCCTTGAGCTCCTGCACGTCGGCCGGAGGCCGGATCATCGCGGTGGCCAGGACGTGCAGGCCGGACTCGTTGGACTTCACCAGGGCCATGCCGGTGTTGGACAGGGACTGGTCGAAGGCCTGCACGATGCCGTGGGCGAAGTCGGCGAGGGTGGGCGGCTGCCACCTCTTGCCCTTGCGGGCGACGAGGCGCTCGACGGCGGGTATGGCGAGCTGACTCACGGCGGGTCCTTGGGGTGCGGGGTCGACGAGGCGGTCGCCGACGTAGATGTCGCGGCCGGTGAGGTCCAGGCCGACGTGTTCGAGGATGCTGCGGATGCTCACGCGGGCATCCCGAGCTTGATGGGGCAGGCGGTGGCGGGGCACTTGCGGGCCTTGGCGCCGCCGGAGCAGCACGGCACGGGCGGCGGGGTGCCCTCGCGGACGTAGTTGAGGACGGTCTGGTACTTCGCTTCGAGGCGGGCGATGTAGGCGTCGTCGCGGGGGATGAGGAACTCGCGGAAGACCCAGCCTTCGCTCATGGCGGCGAACAGGACGAGGCTGTAG